CTCAACGCACCTTGTGTACCAGCTAATATTCCTGACAGTTGATTAAGATCTTCAAAGTCTGCTTCGGGATCAGCCATTGCTTGAGTAAGCATATTGGCTGCATACATTTTACCAAATCCAGCAGCACCACCTAGTTGACCTAAGATACCAGAGGCTGGTAAAAACATAGATGCATAAGGTAGTAATGGTCTTAACTCATTAGGTAATAATTTATCACTAACTTTTTGAAAAGGTTTCATTACCTTGTTAGCTACTTTTTTAAATGGTTTGGTTACTGGATCAAAAAATCCCATAGTTTCTCTTTACTTTTTAATTGGTTTGTGAAAAGCAAGTTTGCAAAACTTGTATATATGCAATTGTAACATAATTTACTAGAGTTTTTGTGTCTAGTCAATCTAGAATATATTACTTTTAGCACCCAAAGGTATACTTTCTACAGTAAGTTTTACATCTCTACGTATGTGTTCTGCCTTAGTATCAGTATCTTTGTTTTGTACATCAGCTAACGCCTCTGCATCAGAAAAATATTCTTGTCCTGTTTCTGTGTTAGTTAAAGTTACCTCACACTCAGGTGTAATTATTGGTACTTTTTTACCATCAATTATTTCATATCTAACTGATGCTTTTGTTTCTATAAATGACATTATCTGTCCTCCCTATTAATTTCTAGTATAGATGATATTACAAACAACTCATTAGCATCCCCTGCTTGAACTTTCAATACTTCACTTTCCTGCATAATTAAAGGCTCATCTAATATTTGAACAGTTGCTAAAGCTGCAATAGTTTTTGTTTTAGCAATATTAAATATTGCTCCTGAAGCATTTACTAAACTAATAGTAATGTTAGTTCCACTGTTAGCATCTTCTGTTACTAAAATAGATTTAACAATTGCTCTAGAGTTAGAAGGCACTGTATATAAAACTGTTAAATCAGTTGTAGTTAAATCTACTTTTGCATTTTTATAAATATTTGCCATTAGCCTAATCCATACCAAGTGTATCGTTCTTGGTCTTCTTTTAATTGTGTTAAGTATGTAGAGTTTAATTGTTCTATAACTGTAGCTATGGCTCTATTAATTTGTCTTTGATTATCTTCTGTATATTCCTCTTTAGGTTCTGGTAATCTTACTACTATTTTTGTCATTATCTTCTACCATCTGGTTGAAGGTCTACTTGAAAAGTTCCAAATCTCCAAGACTCACCAGCTCCTGTATTTTCTAATTTTAAATTTGCATATCTACCTCTAGCACGTGTGTCTATATGTGTTGTAGAGGAAGTAACTATAAAAGGACTTAAAGGTGAATTAGTTTCTTCACTAGAAGGATAATCTTTAATTCTTACTGTAATATTATTACTACCTGTCAATACTTTAAAGTTAGGTAAAAATCTTCTCATAGCTAAAAATACTTCACTCTGATCTGCTTGTAAAGAAAAACTAAATGATTGTATAAAAGAAGTTAAAGTAGTTGTAGTTCCATTAGGATTAATTTGATCGTTTCCTACTTCATGTTCAAAAAATACACTTTGACCTAATCCTGATTCACCTATTACTGTAGGAAATGTACCAGTCTGATCACTATTAAAAGCGGTAGCGTATGGTTTTGGATAAATTAAAGAATCAATCCAAGCTGTTCTTATAGAATTTTCATTAACACTTGTATACCAATTACCCATGGGAACTTTTTGTGATTCTCCATAATTATAAGTAACAGATCTATTATTAAAATCAGCACCTTGAGTTGGATACCACCAAGTTACTTCTGTAAATAGATTATTAATACCTGCATTAATTTGTTGACCTTTAGTAGTTGCACAATCATCATAAACATAATCTTCAACACTACAAGGTAATGAATTTACAGTACCATCAAATGCAAAAAAACCATTGTTAGACATCCAATACGCAACACCATCTATTTCAATAGCTGCATTCATACCTATTAATCCACAGTTTGTACCTACTTGTTCAAAACCAAATGTAAATGGAGCTCCTACAAATTTCATTGTGTACAATGCATTATCAGTCCACACTAGAATATTTTCTTTCGCGGTCAACGCTCCCATAATCTTTGTACCATCTTGCAATCTTTGTGATCCAGCTGAGTTAGTTGCCTCAATATCATATTCATTAATAGACTCTGCATCAGAAAAACGAATAAACATATCGTCTTGTGTGCTAGGTGTACCAATAGTTGTTTCAGTTCCAAAATGAATTAAGTGTCTGGTAGTAGGTGAAATTAAAGTTTGTCTTGTAGAAGTTGGGTTTCCAACACCTGTTGCAATAGCTGTTTCAAATCCTGATGTTGTTGTAGAGGCTCTTGTTGTTGCACCCAAAGTTGTAGATAAAGTAGCTGTAGCAGAATTAAAAGTAAAAGTTTTTCCATTAAAGACAGTTGCAACTAATACTTGACCAAAATTATTTAAAGACCATATTCCAGGTTCTAGTGTAACAGTAGATGCTTCAACCGCATCACCCCAACCTGTATAATCTGTAGCATTAGTAACTACTGCAGAATTATTATGTGCTGCTGCAGTTGTACCTAAAGCTCCTCTTGTTGCGCCTGTAAAAGTATTTGTGCCTTTACCTGTATAAGTAATTAATTCTGTACCTATAGCTAAAGTACCAACTGTTGGAAAACCTGTGTTAGATGTAACTGGAATAGTTGTTACACTATTATTTATTCCAGAAGATAAAGTATTTGTTAAAGCTCCTGCAACAGTTCCTCCCCATTGTCCGATACCAAAACCATAACCATAAGATTGTGCAGCTGGACCTATTCTTTCATAGGGTTGAACAGTTAAGGACCCACCCGTTGATATTATTGCAGTTGCTTGGTTTGAAGAGTTAATTGTAAATGTTGTAGGACTTGGAACTGATAATACTTGAAATAGTTGATCTTCAAATTGTGTAGCATTTAATCCAGTTCCACTAGGTAATGTTACAGAATCTAATTGAACTATATCTCCTTCCAATAAATCATGATCTGACGTAGTTGTAATAGTACAAAGTTTTGTAGTGGTACTATTAGTTGCTAATGTAGAAGATGTAAAAGTAGTTTGAACACCAGCATTATTACTTTTGTAAGGTGTTATATCAAAAAGTTGTCCTTCAAAATATATAAGTAAAAATTTGTCAGTTCCTATTGCTGTGTATCTGTTTCCTTCTAAGTCAACAAATGAATGTAGTTTTCTAGCAACACCAACAATACTTTGATTAAGTAAAGATTGCCAACCACCTACTTTTTCTGGAAGGCCATATCTAAATCTAACATTATCTGAATCTACCCAACGTCCTTCAGCACCAACACTAGTATCTTGTTTGTCAATTCCTGGAGCAAATTTAATTTTAGTAAGCATTTATTACCTCTACGCTGTATTAGTTTTATATGCCCAACCCCTTGTTGAATCAACATATACTAAAGTTATTGCCTGACCATTAGTGGATAGTGATAAATTATTTGTACCAGAATTAATAGGTTGACCGTTTCTTTCAACAGTAACTGCATTAGATGCGAAAGTTCCTCTTGCATCTATTATAACAATCTCACTACCGACAGCAGGTGAAGCAGGTAAAGTAATTGTTACTCCTGTTTGAGTTGTGTTTATTAAAAGTTGATCACCTGCAACTGCTGTATATGCAGTAATAGAAGATGATGTAATTGTAAAATATGATTGTTCAGTTATTGCTTTAGAAGTATCAGTTCCGTCTGATTTAAGAAGCATAACAGCTCCTACAGGTACTGCAACAGGAGTTGATGATCCTGCTGTTTTAACACTTAAAGTATATTTGTTAGCTGTAGTTCTATCTGTTGCATCTTCTATAATAAAAACTCTTTCAGAACCACTAGGCATAATTAAAGTTTGATTACGAGCTAGTGTGCCTGTTAATTTAAAATATAAATTTTTACCATTAGATACAGAGCCATCTGTTAAAGCTACAGTAATATCTGAACTACCTGTCATTGCTAAAGATAAATAACCAGAAGCTGCTTGTTGTAAAATTTGTAAATTAGTATTAGTTATTGTTCCCCACAAACCAGCTTTTTCACCAGTTGTAATTAGTTCTAATTTTAAATCGTTTGAAAAAGTTGATGCCATATTAGTAAGGTTCTATCTCCGTCCATGTCATGTTTACTCCCGGTACAATATCATTCCAAGTAATAATACCAGGTTCTCCTGTGTTTGCCGTTAACTGCGATCCTGTTGGACTTACAAGTGCTGTTCCTGATACTGTAACACTTCCTGCCGATAAGGTCAATGAGTTTCCAGTAACTGATGTATTAGCATCTGCGGTAACTGTAACAGTACCTAAACTTAATGCAGTTGCATTACCTGTAACAGTAAGATTAGCGTCTGCTGTAATTGTAAGAGTTCCAGCACCTAATGTTAATCTATTAGGGTCAACATTCTCTACAACTGAATCTGCAATAATACCTACACTACCAATACTAATTGATAACGCATTGCCTGTTACTTGAATGTTTACGCTGTTATCATCATCGACCGTTGAGAATGGTCGTTCGGCAAATGAAGCAAATCCGAAGAGCATAGGTTAACTCTCCAATGCTTCTATTCTAGTTTTTAAACTATCGTTTTCTGCTTTTAATTCTTTAATTGCATTAACTAATACTGGAACCATATTAGCAGCTGTATATCCTAAATGTTCTGGATCATCATCATTGATAATAATAGGATTATCTCCTTCTAAAGCCATAATGTCTTGAGCCTTAAATCCATATCTTGTTTTACCTATCGGAGTTGGATCTTCTCTTGAAGTTTTAAAATCATATTTAACTGGTGTTATTTGATTAACAAAATCTAAACCATGTGGAACAGTTCCAAAATTAGTTTTATCTCTTGCATCAGAAGTTACTGTCCAATCAATTTTTATGTGGGCTGTTCCAGATGAATTATTACCTATTACAATATTGTTATCTCCAGTTGTAACATTTCTTACAGCATCTGTACCAGCAGATTCACCTATAAGTGTGTTGTTATTACCACCTAAAACATTCTTACCTGCGTTATGACCAAAAAATGCACCTTCTACACCTATTGCACCTTCTCCAGCATTTGCTCCAACTGCTGTATTATTTCCATTTGTTGTAACTTCCATAAGAGTTTCTGAACCTATTGCAACATTACTTGATCCTGTTGTATGTTTTCTTAAAGCTAATCTTCCAACTGCTACATTGGAACTACCTGTTGTGTTTTTACACATAGCTGCTGTACCAACTGATGTATTCGTTTCTCCTGTTGTGTTAGCACATAAAGATTTATAACCTATTGCTATATTGTAAGAAGCTGTTGTGTTAGCGCATAAAGCTAATCTTCCAACTGCAGTATTTTCTGCACCTGTAGTGTTAGCTTTAAATGTTCTATTTCCCATAGCAGTATTATCAGCACCTGTTGTATTTGCTTTTAATGCTTCAAAACCCATTGCTACATTTCTTGCACCTGTTGTGTTACATTCTAAAGCACTTAAACCAACTGCTGCATTTTCTTCACCTGTTGTGTTTTCATAAAGAGCCAACCTACCTACAGCAGTGTTGTAATTTCCTGTTGTATTACTAGCAAGTGCTTCATGACCTAGTGCAGAGTTTTGAGTTCCTGTTGTATTTAAACAAAGAGCAAAAGTACCTACTGCTGTGTTATTATCTGCTGTTGTGTTACAAAGTAATGCATGTCTACCTACTGCTGTGTTGTTATCTCCTGTAGTATTTTTAAAAAGTGTTCCTTGACCTAAACCTGTATTCATACAGCCTGTTGTATTAACTACTAATGCTTCTCTACCAACAGCTGTATTATCTGATGCTGTTGTATTAGCATTTAATGCTAAATGACCAAATGCTGCATTACTTGTTCCTGTTGTGTTAGCAAATAAAGAACAACCACCTACTGCTGTATTATTAGAAGCTGTTGTGTTAGCTGCTAAAGAAAGCAAACCTACTGCTGTATTGTCTGCACCTGTTGTGTTTACATTTAAACTAGAACTACCTACTGCTGTGTTGTCTGAACCTGTTGTATTACCATTTAAAGAAGCTCTACCAATTGCAGTATTATCATCTCCAGTAGTTAATGCTGCAAGTACTTGACAACCCACTCCTGTATTTTTATCTGCAGAACTTAAAGTCCCTGTTGAATCTGTTCCTACTAATAAACTGTTTGTAAAATTTGTACCACCTTCTTTAAAGGTTACGCCTGCTAATGACCCACCATTATTTTGAAGTGTTCCAACTACATTAACCGTATCACCACTATCACCTATTGTAACAGTGGTACCACTTCTTGGGCTAAGTTTATTTACTTTTATTTCACTCATTTAGTTTTTTCTTTTAACTTTTCGGAAAGCTTAGTCTCATCGTACTTTTTATCGTCGATTGTAATCATTAAAAACCTTAACTTGCTGTGTGAGCTTTACCAGCAGTGATAGCCGCATTAACTGCAGTCATATCTTCTGATGTCCAGTAATCTTTAGCAACCATAAGCTCTAAGTGTTCAACATTTCTGTCAACTGCACTTTGTCTATCAGCTGCTTCTTCTTCGCTCATTTGAGAACCATCAATGATACCATTGATTAGATCTACAGAATGACCCATAGCTGTATAGTCTTGAGCAATATCTTCTGCTGTTTTTACTTCGTCTGACATAGTTTATCCTCCGTGATTATATTGTTGCACATGCAACGGGTTTAAGTTTATCAATTTTC